AGTAACTAATTACAATAACACTGTTACTAATCCGTATTTTAAAAGAGAAGATAATACAGACAGCACAAGTGCCTCCTTCACTAACGCTGATTTTACTTCTGCTAAAGTGTTAATCCCGTTACCGACAGGCATTTTTAATTCTGAGCGTGTCTTCCCAAATATGTTAGTTGATGGTGTCCGTATAGAAATCTTGACTGAGGAGACTCGCTTCGTTTTCAGACAATTAGATGGTGTTCTTAAAGAAAGATACCCAACTCTTAATCCGGTGTTCAGAGGTAAGACTGATGCTAATGCTTCATTAGCAGTTGGTCAAACATTAACTGAATTTTTCCTTCAAAGAGATAACAATCAAATTGGTATACAGAATTTTCCATTTGTGGTGGGCGAACATTTCCAGTTTATAGATGTTAGATCAATTGGAGCAAATGGTTCTACAACTAACGCATCTATTAGTTATGCTTCTGCTAATGCTTCTGATTTTGTAATTAAAACTATTGAATTTGATTCAACGGCAGGAGATGCTAGTGCTGGAGCTATTAAGATTACTTGTGCTAATGCTACTCATACAGTTCAAGGAGCTCCTATTGTTACTCAATTCTCTCATATGTTCTCTACTTCTGTTGAAAATAAATCATCTTATGAAGCATCGTATACATTAAAGAATGTTAATTTAATTGTTGGAGAAGTTAAGATGCCTGATGGTTACACTCAATCTCTAATGAAAGGATTACAAGAAAGTGGAACTATGAGATATGATTATCCTTCATACACTAATTACAAATATTCTTTACTTGCTTCTGAAGTTAATGCTAATGTTAGACTTCCTCTTATGAATTCTCGTGCTCGCAGTATTCTTCACATTCCAGTCGCCAGTAATACTAAAAACACACAACAGACTATTTCTTGCTCTGGAACTTATTTAATATCGCACGATGAAAAGGATAAAGTTGTAAGAAGTAATTCTAATGGTTTAAGAGGAATATGGGACGGACTCTCAAGCTATCAAATGACCTATGAAAATCGTCTTCAGCCTTCTCGTAAAGTCGACACTACTAAATCTGCTTCAAAAACCTCAATCTCGCAGCAGCCGCTCGTGGAGCTGGAAAAAAGTCTTTTAATGTCGGGAATAGAACCTCATAGCTTCAGGGCTTTCCAGTCTAACGCAGTAATCGGTCGTGCTCTTGCTTTGAATGATGGTGTCTATGATACTCGTGGTAAAGATTACTCATTGAATTTAGAATATAATCATCCAACTGAATCTGCTACTACTAATAAATTAATTCATTCTTTTGTTGCTCATTTGAGAACACTTGTTATATCTGGGGATAGTATAACTGTGGAGATATAGGCGACCCTATATTTACTTAAAAAATAGAGTCGTATATATTTAAAAGAGCAAGATGATTAAAATTTACAAAATAATTGATCATACAAATAATGATATATATATAGGCTCTACAAAAAGGGAACTCAGATTCAGATTATATGGACATAAATGGGATGCTAAAAATAGAATACAACCAACAGCATCTTGTTCAATAATTAATAATAATCAATATACTATAGAATTAATTGAAGAATGTCTTGTAAATAATAGATATGAAAGGGAACAATATTGGATTGATAATACAGATTGTGTTAATGTAAAAAATTGTAAAAGTAAAAAAACACAAAAACAATTAGATAGTGAATCTTGGTATAGACATCACAATAAAAATTTACAAAAACAAAGAAATAAAAGACTTTATCAAAAAAGTTGGGGAGATCCAATAGATAAGCTATATAGAGATGTTGCTAATAATTTATTATTAATACAACCAGATTTATTTGAATAATATAAAGAGCTATTTAAATTTTTTTTTTAATTATATTTTTTTTTCTTTAAAATTATTTTATATTTTATATTATAAAAATAATGAGTAATCGCAATATTGAAGTGCTTCCAGCAAATACTTTAGCTAATGGTAAAGTTAGCTTCCGTAATGGTAATCCAGTTTTAAGATTTGAAATTGGTGCTAGAGATGAATATTTAATTGGTTCAAGTGTTAGATTGTGTGGTAAGTTTTCTGCTTTTAAAGGAGTTAGTGTTTCTGGAGTTGGAGAAATTCCGGTTGATTCTACAAGGCAATATATGAGTGATTCTACTGGAGTATACTCTGTAATTGATTCTTTATCGTTTTCTACACATTCCACAAAGCAAAATGTGGAAACCATTCTTAATTATAACAAAATGATGGCGACGTACCTTCCGGCAAAAACATCAAAGGCCGATGGAATCACTTTCTTGTCTAATTCTGCTTTGATAAGTCCTAACTTTGAAAATCAAAAATTAGCAATTGTTAATAATGAAAAAACATTAACTGGTGGTAATAGTTTTTGTCTAGCATTAACCAGTGGACTCCTAAATTCACAAGAGCCAATACCGCTTTCTGATAGCTGGGGTCTTGGGGGTTTGGAGGTAACCATAAATTTGAGTCCGGATGCTAATGTTTTCTATAGTGAGGATGATAGTAGTGCTTCTTTTACTGATGCTTTTTATGAGTTATCTGAATTATCATTAGTGGCTGAAACAGTTAGACCGGATGTTGATACATTAGCTAGATTGAATGCTAGTCCAAGTAATACTTTTGAATTCAATACTATTTCTACTTTCTATCAAACTATTAATTCAACTAATGCTGTTGTTAATTTAAATCTTGGTCAGTCTAATGTTTTAGGTGTCTTTGGATCTTTTGTTCCAGTTACCTTCTTGAATAATATGGCGCAGAATGGTATGCTTACTTCATATCCTATGAATGCTGGTAATAGAATAGCAGAAATTAAATCATTAATTTTCAATCGTGCTAATGAACGCTTTCCTTTACATTACAATATTGATACTCCACAAAAAGATGATGATAGAATAGAAGTTGCTCCATCTGATATAGTTAGGAACTTTTTAGATTCATTAGATAATTTTGTTAACATTCAAAGAACTTCTGTTTCTCCTTCTAATAACAGAGTTTTAGGATTCAATGGTTCTGGATTAAACTACAAAGACTATGCTGATGGAGGATTAACGGCGGGAATAGGTGTATGTTATGATAAAATTTCAGGAAACGGTGTAAATTTTAGTAATGTTCCTTTCACTTTACAAATTGAATCTGATTTAACTACTGATAATCCTAATGCTTTATATTTATTTGTCCACGCAAGAAATACTATGGTATCATCTGGAGGTTCTATTCAAATAATGAATTAAAAAGAGCTTTTAAATAAAAAAAAAACTAAAATTATTTTTTAAAATTATTTTATTTTATACATTATAAAAAACAATAATGTCTATGTCTTCTGAAATCAAACAAGAAATATCCGCCACTGACCCTCCGGAGTTATCTCAAGCTCCAGCAAATGTTCCTGATATTGTTAGAATTGGAGCATTACCTACTAACACTCAAATGTCTGTGGACACAGATATAAATGAACCAATTGTTAAATCACAAACTTTCTGTAGATTTGTTTTAGAAAATAAAGGTTTACTTCACAGCAATTCTAAGATTGTATTCAATATGGCTCAGACTGATATTGAATCTTTTATGCCTATGGGTATTTCTGCTGCATCGGTTATCCAGCGTGCTGTGCTCCGTGTCGGAACTAAAACCATCAATTCTACTGAAGATTGGAATCACTATGAAGCATACCGATCTACTTTCATTTCAGGAGAGAATACATTAGAGAGAGAGATGATTACAACTGGTAAAATGATTAATTTTGGATTTGAATACAACTCGGACGCAGACAACAAGTCTAATACTGCTGCTGATTTTATTAGATTAGATGTTGGTCGTGAGATTGATAAATTTAATTCTGATGATACATTTTTACCGGATTATCAATTACTTAAGAATCAAAGAGAATTCCAAATTAATTTATCCTCGCTTTTCAGTTTCCTCAAAATGAATCAATTGCCGCTCTATTTAGTTAGAGAGCAAGTTAGTATTGAATTACACTTTACTCCATTAGGAGCTACACTTGCTGATAGTAAAAGAGTTTCTGTTAGAGGAGGAGAGACTACAACTGGAGCAGATATAGATATTGATTTAGATTCTATTAGGCTTATCAGCGATCATATCTTTTATCCTACTGAAATTATGGATGCTTTTGCTAGACAAAATTCTAATATGACTATGTCGTATATGGATTACAAATTATCTAAACAATCTTTGACTACTACTGTTTCTGCTTCTCAACTCAATAATATTCGTAATATTGGAGGGGCTGGTAAAATAGTTACTAAAGTAATTGTTTCTTTATCTAATGCTTCTTCAAGTGTTCATTTGTTAAATGATTATAATTCAAGAGCTGGATATTCTAATTTTGAGTTAGGAAATGATTCGTTTTCTGCTTCTTTGATTTCTAATGTTAAATACAATGGAGAATTTTTATATCCAATAGATGTTAGTAATTATGCGAGACATTTCCATAATGTTCAACAAGCAGAAGGAACTCAACCATTTATTCCAAAAACCTGTTATTCTGATGAAGTCGATGGTTTATCAGGAGAAAGATTTGAAAATAGAACCATTGACCATTTAGAAGGCAGATTTTTCAGACAGGCATACAGACTGAATAAAGGAGAAAGAGTTAATGCTCGTGGTATTGAATTGTTCCATAATTATACTAAGATGCCTATTCATACTTTTACTCAAAGGGTTTATTTGGAGACTGCTAAATTTGCGAATTTAAGTAATGGAATATTAGTTTGTTATGACGCATAATTACTGGATAGTTAATATGCTATAAATAGCAGATTATTTTTTAAAACTTTTTTTTCTAATGAATAATAATATAATGACTTCATATCAAAAAACTATATTATTAGATTGTAATCGTAAAAACTCTTTAGAGTATGATGCGAGTGTTTTATCTGATTCTAAATCAATTTTTACAAATAGATTAGGAGATGGTTTAAAATTAAATGTTGGAGATCAAGTGAGTGTTCAATCTGCTTATGTTAGTAGTATTGGAGCTGGTGGAGAAGTAATTGAATTTACAGGTAAACATACTGGATTAGAATATACATTACAAGAAACACAAATTAATGGTTCTGGTAATGCTTGTAATACAATAGAAGGCTTTGAAGAAACCTTCACTGAAAATGTTTCTAAAACTTTTGAAGTTAAAGATAATGAAGCAAATGTAGAAATTAATTTTTATAAAAATTTAAATGGAGAACAATATTTTAATTTACCTAGAAGATTTGATAAACTATATGAAGAAGATGCTAGTAATGCTAATTATGCTAAAATATTTACAGAAGAAAATACATCTGCTAATGGAGCAACTGTTGAATTAGAATTTACTTCAGATACATCAACCGGAGTAAATACAAATAGATATGATTTATTAGAGATATTATGCACTGCTGATTATCATTATAATAATCAATTAGGAACACAATCAAGATTTGTTTATAAAAATGATAATTCAAGAGCTCTTTTATTTACAAGAGATGGTATAAAATATTATAATAATGCTTCTGCTACAGATCAATTGAATACAAGTTATGTTCCACCTTGGACTCATAAATATGTTCCATTTAAAAAAATTGTTAATTTAAAAACAGATGTAGGGTTTGATTCTCCGAGTAATATTGCTTCTACTTTAACCGGTCAATTACAGAGTTCAACTCCAGCAGAAAAAATAACATTAAAATTAAAATCTCCTCTTGGACTTCCAGTATTTGAAGATGTAAATGTAATAAATGATTCTCCATTATCTATAAAAAATGAATCTCCAACATTTCAAACTTTTTCAGCTGCTAATCCACATTTTGTAACTAAAACTAATTTTGAAAAATTTATTTCTACTACGGCTGCTGATATTTTAACTGAAGAATCATTAGAATATTATAATAGTTTTCAAACAATTGGAGTATTAAGACCAGAATTATTTATAGCTGGAAGAGATTTACACGGAGAATATTCAGCAAGTTTTAATCATACTACAAGAGCAAGAGGTATATTTGAACTTAAAATTCCAGTATCTGCTAGTTTAGCATCAACTGATTCAGAAATAACTAAATTAAATACAAGTAGAGTTGGTTTATTAGTAACAAATTTATTATGGGAGAATAGTGATACAAATGATTTACAAGGAGTTCCAATGTTAAAAAGATTTAAAAAATTATTTGAAGCACAGAAACTATATCCAGAATTATTTGATTTTAGTAATAATGCTTCAATAACAAGTAAATATGCTGCTATGAATCAAAATAATGCTTCAATTGTTTTTAAAGAGCTAAATGCTAGTAATGCTAGAATATTACACGGAAATACAGCAATATTTAGTCAACCGGATGCGGCTTTTGCTCTTTTACTGGCTGGACTAAGAGTTACACCTACTAATGTATTAGGAGATGATAATCTAAAAACTTATTATAAATTTGCTTTTCCACCGATATCTCAACCGGAAGGATGGGATATGAGAAGTGCTCCATTATTTTTATTTTATGATGAAGATAAAAAAGATATTTTTAATGAAGATTTATTTGAATGGGATAAAAGAGAAGTTGCTTATGATAATTTATGTTATGGATTTGCTAAAAGATATAGACACACAGATGGTAAAGATTATATAGCATTAACAACAGAAAGATTAGGAGGAATACCAGAAGCATTAAATGCTTCTTATGGTTTTTATAATTACAATAATGATAATAATGGTTCAAATACTTTTAGACAAATGTTACAAGCTGGAACTGGAAATGATAAACGACAACCATTTAAATTTGGTTGGGATTATCACGCAAACGCTTATGGTAATAGATTTATAAATTTATATACAGGTCAGTTAAGACAATCAGCATTTACTAATTCTTCAAATACACAATCAAGAACCAGATTAATAATAGATGCTAATTCAACACAAGCAAATATAATACCTTTGACTTATGTTGGAGCTCAAGCTCCATTAATTAATTTTGATTCAGTTTCAACAAGATTTAATTTTAGTGATTTATATACTCCTGAATATATTCAAGGACAATTTGATAGTAATCAAATTATAGGAAGTAAAAAGAGTGCTTCTTTAATTCCAGGAGCAGCAACAGCTGGAGCAGAAGTTTATAAAATAAATAAAGTATTATCAAGATTTACATATTGTCCTGATATGCTTCCTTATATTGAAATAATAAATATTAATAACGAGCATAATCAAACTACAATTCCACCAAATACAAATTTATCTATGTTTGAAGTATTTGATTCTCATTCAGGAGTAGTTATTAGTAATTTTGGTTTAACAGAAGCACAATGGGAATCTTCATTATGGAAGATATTAGGATTTGAATATAATCAATTTAATAATAATACAAATAATTTACAAAAAAGAATTCAGACAACAGATAAACCAAATACAAATTTAATAACTACTAATGCTCAAGTAAATAATGCTGAAATAGAAGAATATTATGTAAATCCTTATGGATCTATTGCATTCAAACCTTTATTACCGACTCCATATTATGTTCCAAGTAATTTCATAACTGCTAATGGAGGTGCTGTAAATTTGTATCCGACAATTAGTATAAATAGTAAATCATCTGAAATAAAAGCTACTTCATTACCAATAAAATCAAGTAGACCATATTATTTGATAAAATCAGATATAATTAATGATACACATTATATAGGAAATAAAAATGGAATTAATCTTCCTGTAGCTGCTGTAGTTAATAAAGTAAACGGATATTCAGATGCTTTTACATTAGAAAATTCAGAAATATCTTTTACAGTTACAAAGCCTTATACAATAAATACAATCAAAACAGTAATAGCTGACCCAGATGGAACAGAAGCAACTGTTGATGAATCAAGTGGGGTTATATATAAAATAGTAAAGAATATAAAAGCAGATTTAAATGTTGCTGAAACAATTGCGAATAATCGGCCATAGCATTTTAACTATATTTGAGCTGATTTTTTAGATAACTTTTTTCTTGGGAAAATGGCTATATGATCTTCAAATTCTATTTTTTTTAATTTTATTAATGATAGCACACTCATAAAAAAAAGCTGATGCTGTTCTGAATCAATTCTTTTTTTATTAATTTTTTTTATATATGTATAATCTAATATCTCTTTAAAAACTACACACATAGTTTTTAGTTTAATATCCTCTATTCTCATTCCTCGTATAAGTGCTTTATTTGAGCTTTTTTCATACCATTCCAAAGTTTTTTTATTTGATAATGGAAAAGAAGAAATTAATAAATCTTTATAGTAAACACAAATACTTCCTTTACTTCCTTGAATTATCATATTATTATTATTATTATATAATACACTTTATATAATGAATAAGGATTTTGAA